CCCGGCCCCCGCCAGGATCGCGACGGTCGGCACGTACCCGCCGGCGGCCAGGCCGCCGGTCAGCGTCACCCGCTGCGCGAACAGCGACGGCGCGGCTGTCACCTTCACGCCGGGCAGGTTCGACCCCGGGGTGTAGGTGTAGGAGGTGGCGGCCATGTCAGACCACCGACGCGACGGACGCCAGGCCCGCCAGGGTCGAGGTCTGCGTGCCGCCCCCGATCGTGATGCCGTAGATGTCCTGCGTGGTGACGCCCGTGGTCGACGTCCATCCCTGCACGGTCACCTGCTGGCCCGGCAGCAGCGGCAGCGCCGCTGTCGTCACCGACGACCCGCCGACCCAGCAGGTCGCGGTGCCGGTGTTGATGATGGACACGTCGTGGATGGTCGCGGCCGGGGACACCGAGCCTAGCGACGCTGAGTTGGACGTCCAGATCAGGTGAGCGGTGCCCCCGATCGTGTTGGTCTGGACGGTCGCGCTACCGCCGGCAAAGAGGGCCACACGTCTCGCTTTCTGTTGGTGGTGGCGTGCGAAGGCCCCGGCAGCGGGATGCTGCCGGGGCCCGGGTGGGAAAACGGGGAGGGAACTACTTGCAGGCCTAAGACGCCAGGCCTTATCCGGACCTACGAGTACGGCGGGACATCACTGTTCTGCAAACCGCCCAGATGGGCGGAATACATGGGGGCATGCGCCACCAGCGCTTCCATGAGGAACAGCGAGTAGCGGTAGGTTGCGTCAATCACGGGCCACGCGATACTCACGTAATCCTGCACGCAGCTCACTTCCCACGCGTTGGCCACGTTCGTCCACGCCTGCGGAAGCTGATACGACAGCAGATCCGCGTTGCCCTGCGGGTAGAAGGGGTGGACGACGGTCTTCATCTGGCTCTTGGTCAGCGGGTTCTGGAACTGGCTCACAGCCGCGCCGACGCTCACGTCGCCGACGCCGCCCTGCTGGATGAAGATCTCGTAGTTCTGCGCGGACCCCTGGCTGATCACGTCCTGGGACAGGTTCGCGATGTCCGAGCCCGAGGAGACGATCTCCGCCGGGTCGGCCTTGAACGCGCCCGGGTTGCTGGACGTGGAGTCCCACAGTGCCTTCACGGCGGTGTAGAGGGTGTTGATGTTGAGGTGCAGGCCGACCGCGTTGTTGACGTAGCCGCCCTGCCACGAGAACGGGGTGGAGGGGTAGATGCCCGCCGACGCGGACGCGCCGGCGAGGGTCGGGACGACGCCTTCCATCCGGGTCGAGGACCCGGTGCCGGTGTCACTGGACGGGGTCGTCACCGACGCCGAGGGCAGGGAGCCCTGGAGGGTGAACTTGGAGCCGCCGCAGGTGGCCAGCAGGTAGGTGGTCGGGGTGGAGGTCAGCCCGTAGATGTTGTACTGCATCGCGCCCGGAACCGGGGAGATGGTGACATCAACGACCTGCCCGGAGGCGACGGTAACCGCGGTCGAGGCGCTCGACGCGGTGTGACCGAAGAAGTTGACCGCAGCGACCTGGACGTTCACGACCGTGGTCGCGAGCGCGGTCTCGTTGGACTGAGCCGACCGGACGGTGCAGGTCGGCGCGGCCGGGGTGGCCAGGTTCACCGACGTGCCGGCGATCAGCTGGTACTCTTCCAAGATTGTTACTCACCAGTAGCATTCACTGGCGGGGCCGGTCATTTCTGCCGGCCTCTCGCGCTCTCGCGGCGAGTTCGGACTTTATCTTGATCTCAGACCTGATTGCTGCACTGGTCTGAGATCCCGCGTGCAGAGTCTCTGAACCTTCGTCTTAGGCACATGGCCCGTAGACGCTCGGCTGCTGATAGCCCCTCTGCTGACTAGTTTTCAAGCCGTCACGCTCGGGCTTTCGCCCCACGTTGTGGCCTAGCCAGGTGACTCGGGCGTTCCAGCAATTCTCGCGGTTTAGGCTGGGCAAAGAGGACTCAACCCAGCATGGCTGCCTGGAGAAGGATGAGGTTGGCCAGCCCGGACAGATCCTCGAATCCCTGGCCGGCCCACTGCGCGAGGAAGCTCAGCTGCTCCGTCACGCCGAAGAAGCGGTAAGGGATGTTGAGGGTCACGAACTGCTCGCTCGCGGCCGGCGGCAGGTTAAGGGGCCAGGTCCCGAAGGTCCCGCCCGACTGCACCAGCTCGGGGATGGAGATGTCGAGGACGCCCTGGCCGCCGGTCTGCGACCCGGAGATGCCGACCGCGAGGCGCTCGATCAGGGATGCGCCCTGGCCAGCAGGCCGGGCGAACTTGTTGCGATAGACGGTATAGACGGGATAGATGAGACGGCTTGGCGCCAGCAAATTGAAGGGAGTCAGGCCGTACGTACTGCCAATCCCGAGATTGCCGGCCGTGAAACTGCGGACCAGGTCCGGGTTTGCGACCTGGCTCAGGAAACCGCCGAGCTGCTCCGCGATCGACGGAGCGGTCAGGGCGGTGGACAGCGCGCCGAACTGCCCGAGGAAATCCGGGCTGAACGACTTCACCACACTGGACTTGGACGCGTATCCCTGGCGGGTCGCGACGCGGAGGTCCATCGTGGCCTGCGCGGCGCGGCGCAGGATGTCGGACTGGTCGGTCAGGGGGGCGTTGCCGCCCTCGCCGACGAAACCCGCGCCCTTGACCAGGCGCGGCATCCGGGAGGCGATGGCCTCCCCCGTGCTGGAGTAGCCGCTGGCGTCCAGGGGCGCCGGGGATGCGTCTTCTCCGTAGATCGCCTTGGCGACCTTGTCCGGCCGGGGTGCCTTCACGCCCTGCCGGTGATCATCTGTCAGAACCGCCACACGGTTCCCTTCATGGTTGCGCCGCGACGGGCGCGGCGTGGCTTACGTCATGAGTCGAGTCCTAGTTTCTGCGTGTAGGCCCGGAGCGTCGCTTCCCGCAGCGCCGGGTCATCGATCTCGCGCCACCGGGAGAGGCGCGCGAGCTCCGCGGTCTGGGCCAGCTCCGCTGACTGTCCCGCGGTCACCGGGGCCGCCGGCCCCGGTGAGGCTTTCATGACCGCTCCCCGGTAGGGGGCGCGGCTGGTGTCGGGCTGCCCGGCGATGACATCGAGAACCCTCCGCTGCCTGCGGAGGATCTTGTCCTGCCGTGCGACCCGTTCGAGGAGGGGCGCGGTGGCCTTGATGACAGCGGCCTCCAGCAGGACGCCGAGAGCCGGCGCCGTCGCGGCGACCTGGGGCGCGACGGCGCCGGGGCCTGCGGCCCCGGCGGCCGGGGCCTTGCGGGCCTTGCGGGCGGTGACCTTCGCGGTCTTCCGCTTCGCTGCCTTCACCGCCGCTGCCTTAGCGGCCTTCCGCCGGGCTGCCTTCCCCGCGCTGTGCGGCGCCGGGGCGCCGGCGCCGGCGGGGACGGGACGGCCGGGCTTCTGCGTGTGCCCCATATCCGGGCTCATGGGGCACACGTCGGGGAACAGGTGCGAGATGTGGTCGTGCATCGCCACCATCGCCTGCCGGGCGTTGTCCCGCATCGTGTTCTGGTAGAACACCCGGCCCGGCTTGCCGGGGGTGCCAGGGGCGGGCTGGGGCTCGTGCCGGGGGGTGTCGTTGGCCGGGGCGTCAGCGGCGTGCCCGGCGGTGATCAGGTCCCGGTGGTAGTCAGCGGCGGACGGCTGCCCGTCCGGGACGGGGAACCCGGCCGGGGCCCTCGACTGCGGCGACGGCGACGCGTGGCCCTCGGTGATGTAGGGGCGGCGGAACTGGCCCGGTGTCACGTGACCCGGGGCCGGGTAGGTGCCCGGGCCGGGGGCGGCGTCGCGGAATGCCTTGAGCGTGCCCTTGTTCGCGGCGAGGAACGCCATGTGATGCTCGGCGTGCAGGTCCGCGAGGAGATCCGGGTCAGCGGTCTTGAGGGTGACCGCGTGCTGCCACATGGCCATCATGCGGCCCGCGACTTCCAGCGGCGCCGACGCGGCGTCGGCGAGGACCCTCGTCCGCCATTCGCCGTCGTCGGTCTGGGCGAGAGTCGCGGACGGGAAGCTCTTCGCCAGCACGCCGGGGCTGAACGCGGGGCAGGTCAGGTCGTGCAGGAGCGCGTCGGAGGGACTGACGCCCCTGGCGGCGAGGGCCTTGTGCCGCATCGCGGCGGCCATCTCCTGATCCTGGTCACCGTCCCGCATCCGCGCGTCGCGCTCAAGCGCCTCAGCGGCCGGGCCGTCGGGCTCGCGGTGCGCGGGAACCGGCTTCACGTGCTCGCCGGTCACGCCGTCACCGGGGGCCGGCTTGCTCTTCTTCCGCTTCCCGGCCTTCACGGGCGTGCCCTTCTTCCCGGACGGCTTTGACTGGGCGCCGCCGGACGGCCTGCCCTTCCTGCCGGCCTGGTCGTCGTCGCTCACAGTCCCCTTGCCAGGCTTAGCGGCCTTGTCCGCGTTCATGGGCACCTTCCGGTCAGCGACCGGCAGGTAACCGGGATTGTCCTTACCGCAGCCGGGGCAGAACCTCTCGCCCTTGTCAAGGGTCTTCCCGCACTTCAGGCACATGTGGTCATGGTTCTTGGTGACCGGCGGTGCCCCCGCCATCGGCCGGGAGCACTCGGTGCAGTGGGCGTGCTTGCGGGACTGCATCGCCCCGCATCCCGGGCAGACCATCTTCTTCTTCTTCCTGGTCACATCCGGCTCAGCGGCCTTGGCTGCCTTCGGCTTGCCGGACTTGAGGGGGTTGGGGACGCCCAGTTCCCTTGCCCGGCGCGCGATCAGCCGCCGGGCGGCCGGCGCGTCACCGTGACCGGAGCGGGCCAGGACAGCGGCGTTATGCAGGTCCCCCGCGTTCTCGATCGGGTAGGAGCCGTCACCGAGGGCGTTGCCCTCGGCCGCGAGGCGCTGCCGGGCGGCGGTGCCGATGTCCCGCTTGTAAACCGCCGGCTCAGCGGCCTGGGCAGCGTCCGGGCCGTCCGGCCCGGCCGCCGTCGCGGTGACCGGCGCCGCGACCCTGACCACGGGTTCCGGGGCGGGTACTGCGGCCTTCCGCGCCGGGGGCGGGACCGCGGCGGCCAGTTTCTTCCGGAACGTCGCCAGCTTCGCCAGGTCCGAGGGCTTCACCGACAGGGACATGCCTGCCGGGAGATCCAGGTTCACCGACTTGGGGGCCTTCCCGGCGCTCCTGGCCGCTGGCTCAGCGACCCTGGCCAGCACGTCATCCGGGGCGGTGAGCTCGCCAACCCACTCCGGTGATCCGTCAGCGGCGGCCTTCACGAGCTGGAAGCGGGTGCCGAAGTTCGACCCCCTGTCAACCAGGCTCAGCTCAGCGATCTTGGACAGGCCGTCTTCGCGGCCGGTGATGACGCCGTTGACGGCCTTCCCGTGGGGGTCCAGGTGCCTGAACCGGGGGTCGCCGCGGCGGATGTCGGGGTTCATGATGCCGACGCTGTAGTCCTGCAGGACGCCGCTGCGGACGAGCCTGACCGCGACCGGCTCCACGACCCGGGTCTTGACCCAGGTGCCTTCCGGGGACGCCTGGATGTCGATGCCCTTGCCGGCGGGGTCCCGCTGCGCCTGATGCTGGACACGGACATTCCCGCCCGTGTCATACCATTCCTGGAGCGCTTTGCAGGACCACTCCGGGTCTACGATCTGCCCGTCGCTGTCGAGGGTGCCGTCAGTGGCCTTCCCCCAGACGATGAGGTCGCCGCTGCCGTCCCCCGCCTCCTCGGTCTTGGTGATCGGGAACGAGTAGAACGTCATCTCGTTGCTGGCGGTCAAAGTCGCAGCCACACGGCTCCTAGCTCCGGGAACAGGAAAAAGAGGGCAGGCCACGCGGCCTGGGATGATCGGGGACTGATCGGATCAGAAACGAGAGTGCCCGCCGGGGGCGGGCGGGCCGGGCGGAGGCCCGGATGCTGGCGGCGGCACGGTGATGTGCTGGCCCGGGTGGGGGACCACGCGGCCGATGCGCTTGCATACCGGGCACGGATGCGACCAGGCGGGGCGGCGGTGCAGCCAGAGCACGTCAGAACCCGTCCTCGTCCAGGAACTCTCCGGGAACGGGCGGCCAGGGGAGCGCGTCCGCGTGGCCGGGCTTCAGGCCGTGCGTCCCGGCCGCGAAGTACGGCGGCCGGGACGCGAACGACGGGATCAGGACACGGGCCGCCCACCGTCCCCGCGTCGAGGGGATGACGGCTCCGGCGCGGGATTCCAGGTGCCCGTCTTTCACGGTGACCGGGTACCCGCGGGCGGCGAGGGCGTTCAGTGCGGCCATCAGGTCATCGAGGAGGTCCTCGGCCTCGCTGTCACCGAGCACGGGCACCCCCCCTCTGGCATCCTTGACGGATGAGCGAGCCACTGGACGGCGTCCTGGTCCCGGACCCGGTCGCGCAGATCCGCTACGAGGACGAGATCCCGGAATGACGGAAACTCTCCTGGGCGACGCCGGCTTGCTCTGCCTGAGCTGCGGGATCGGCTGCTGGATCTGTGCCGTGTTCCTGCCGTCCGGGCCGATCGCGGCCTTCACGGCCTGCGCCGCGTTCGTGTCAGCCGCCCTGATCCTGCTCACGGCTGGCATCTGGGCAGCGCGCGGCGCGGGCAGCGCGCTGCCCTTGCTGATCCTCGCGGCGGCGTCAGCGGCAGTGACGGTTATCGCCGTGCGGACGGGGAAGCGACGCGGCTGGGATTAGTCGTCGTCATCGTCGCCGGGCGGGAACATGGTGAAGCTCGCTGTCCGCGCCCCCCACCGGCCGCCGTTCCCGTCACCGATCGCCAGCACGTACCCCTGCGCGGTGATCACGGACCAGGACCGGAGCTTCACCCGGGACCCTGATTCCTCGCAGGCGTTCAGCGCCGTGGCGACAGCATCAAGGAGCGCGCGCGGCCCGGAGGGGACGGGCTGGCGGCAGGCGGTGCACAGGATCGTCTTGCGGGCCGACCTGGAGTGGCGCCTGCGCTTCGCTCCGTGGCGCTTGCTCACGCCATCAGGGGAACCACTGCGGCCCGGCCGCGCACGTTGTGTCCGGGATCGTGCCGGAGAAACCGGGCCACCCGGGCTGCTGCCAGGCGCCCGGCGGCGGCTGAGCAGTCCCCGCCGCCGGGCAGGCATGCGCGGCCTGTATTTGCAGCGACGTGACCGCTGCTCTCAGGGCAGCGATCTCGGTCTCCAGTACCGTGACCCGCTCGCGCAGGGCGGCAGGCTCAGGCTTCCCCGGCATGATCGCTTCTCCTCAGTGGTGCGTGGCTTTCAGGTGCTCCCACTCGGCGAGCGCCCGCTGCGACGCCGCGATGACCTCCGGCGTTACCTTGCGTTTCGGTCCCCAGCGGAGATCACCTTTCGACCACCGCCTGACCGCCGCGACAGCCAGCGCGATAGCGGACGATTCATCATGTCCAGCGCGAATCAGGGCAGCAGCGATGTTCTCGATGTAATCAGGTAGCTTTTGTTTAACAGGGACTTTCCTAGACGGAGTGTGCCACAAGCCGTGAGGTCCGAGGAGATGCGGCGTGGATTCCAGCACCGGCGTCTCCGCCGACTTCCCCAGCCCGGCCAGCTCGCCCGCGGTGAGCGTGATCCGGGCCACGGTCACCCTCCGAGCGGGAACCGGGCCACGTCACCGCCGCGGTGCACCGACAGGTGAGTGAACGTCACCGCCGCCGGGGGGACAGGTTCCGGCATCGGGTCACCGGGGTCCAGGTAGGCCAGGGTGACATGCGGTTTCCAGTCCGCGTGCTCGCTGGCCGACAGATCCTCCAGCGCGGCGCGGAGACGCTCGGCGCCGGGGATGCGCGCCGGGATGAACACCGGTATCTTCCCGTCGCTGCCATCGCTGGCCGGGAATGACCCGGTGCCCGACATCATCCCCGTCAGCGGCCCCGGGGCGCTTGACGCGGCGGCGCGGGCACGGTCGCACGCGGCAGCGAACGCCTCGTCGTCCACATCCCTGCCGAGGTAGACGACAGTCACGTGAAAGTCAGTGACGCCGCCCGGCACCGGGTCGATCCTCCCGCCGGGAATGTCCAGGGAGATCATCCCCGAGCGGGGGCTCAGGTCGTATCCGCCGGCCGCCTTGTTGGCCGGGTCGTCGCCGGAGTGCTTCTGCTGGAGATAGATCCGGTCGGAGGGGTGCGGGCCCGCGTGATCCGCGAACGCGACATACGCGGGCACCGGCAGGCCCAGCTTCCTGAAGGCTGACGCGCGATGCCGGCCGTCCGGGATGCGGACATGGTTATGGCCGGGCTTCACCACGCCGATGATCGGGTTCACATGACCGCCGGCCTTGATCTTCGCCGCGAAGCTGTCCACCTTGGCCTGCTGGTGATGAGCAGCCCACTGCTTCGCGTTAGCGAAATCAAGGAGATCGGCGGGGATGTCAACGGGGCCGGCCCAGCGGATGCTCTTGTCTTTCACCCACGTCAGCGCCTCCGGCGGGAAGTTCTCCAGCATCTGCCTGTAGACGACGCCGGCCTTCGCCTTCGGCGCGTCCGCCAGGAACCTCGCCGCGGCGCCGGCGGCCTTGCCCGTCGCGTTCGGCGCGCGTCCCCGGGGCCCGGTGCCCCCCGGGCTGGACGTGCCCGGCTGCGCGGTGCCGTGGCCGCCTTCCGGCCAGGAATCCTCATCCTCATCAGCCGGGAAGCCGTCCGCCGCGCCCTCGGTGAACCCCCGGGCCCGGTCCGGCCACGCCGCGTCATCATCAGCGTCCGGTGCCACCGCGCCGCGGCGCTCCGGGATGGTCGCGTCCCACCGGGGCGGCTCACCGCCCGCGCTCGAGCCGGGCACGCCGCCGGGGATCTCCGTGCCGTCCGCGCGGTGCGGGTACAGGGTCCGGCCGCCGCCCCCGGCCGGGTTCCCGCCGTCCGGGCCGGCGGACTCGATGATCTCGCCGTCGAGGTTCACCCCGCGGCGCTTCGCCCTGGTGACCGGCAGCGGGGGAGTGATCAGCCGGCACCGGCAGCGGATATGAGCTCCGGGTGCGGCGTCACCGCTGGCGAACAGCGCGGTAACGGGAATCCAGCCCTGATCCTGGTTGATCTTGCAGCGCTTGCAGACCTTATCGTCGCCGCGGGTCTGCCAGCCCTTCTCGGTCACGCCGAGCAGCCGCCAGATCGCCAGCAGCGCGGCGTTCCACGCCCGGGTGCTCTCCGTCCACGCGATCCGCCCGGCCCGGTCACCGGCTTCCAGGATGCGCAGGAGCTCAGCGGCGATCCGCTTGCGCTTCATCCCGGCCAGGTCACGCAGCGCGGCGGCGATGTCCTGCGTCCCGGTCCGGGAGACCCACTCGCCGGCCTGACGGCCCCAGGTGGCCAGGAACGCCTCCAGCGCCGCCTCATCAGCGCCGCCGGCCTCCTGCTCGGCCAGGTGCCACGCCGCGCGGCACAGGGCCTCCAGGACGGGGCGCAGGTGCCGCAGCAGGATCGCGGTGATCATCGACGCGAGGACCGCCGCCGTGACCGCCAGCAGGCCCGCCGCCCACTGCGCGGCCAGCCGTGCCGCCTCGGCCGCTGCCGCCGCGAACGCGGCGCGTATCCGCCGGGCGTACTGGCGTTCGAGTGCTTCCTGCCGCTGCCGGGGAGTCTCCCGCTTCTCCAGCCACTGATACGACGCCGGCGGCAGGATCAGGGTCCGGGCCATGCCCGCCGCCTGGTCGGGCTCAGCGCCTTTCGCCATCAGCTCCGCGATCATCGACAGGGCCGGGGCGGGGAGATGCCGGGGCTCCCATGAGGTAATCAGGCGCCCCCGTCGCAGGTGCCGGGTCAGGGCCTCCAGCTCAGCGAGCGCGCCCTTCACCGACCCCGGCCCGGCGGCCCGGGTCGCGGCCTGCGCGTGCGACGGGCCCGCGTTCTGCGCGGTCGTGCCCCTTTGCCGTTCCGGCATGAACCCCTCGGACGCGGCATGCGCCGGGGTCAGCGCCGCGCCGCCGCGCTGCCGCTGCCGCGCCGGCACCGACCCGCCCGGCAGCGGCGCCGCCGCCCGCGGCCCGCCGCCGCCCTGCGTGCGGGCCTGCTGCGCGCCCGTCGCCAGCGCTGTCGCGTCGCTGAACGGGATCGGGCCCATCGGCGTGAACACGACCGGGCCCGAGGTTTCCGGCAGCCCCCACGGCGGCAGGCCGATCTTGTCGCGGAACTCGTCCACCGACCGGGCGCCGATCTGCGCCTGCTTGACGTACGTATCGGTCTGCGCCGCCTCGTCCTGCGGGTCTTTCATGCCCTCGAACGCGAACTCCATATCCTCCTGGCCGCACACGACCTGGAGGATGAAGTTGGGGATCTCCGCGAGGAACTGCAAGGTGGGCCTGGTGTCTACCCGGTCATTGGTGGTGCGGTTCGCCTGCGACATTTCCCGCGCCGCGAACGGGCTGGCCACGGTCGAGACCTTCGGGAGTATCCCCAGGTCCATCGGGGACACGCCGTACATCATGCAGACCTCGTTGGCGATCCACTCATCGCTCTGGTCCACGATCTCGCCGGGCTTCTGCGGGAACGTCTTGCTGCCCGGCGGCAGGACGATGACCTTCCAGTGAAAAGCCTGATCCCCCGCGACCGCGTTCAGCGCGTCCTGAAGCTCGCGGACCTGGTTCGGCGTCATCGTCGTGTCACCCGGCGAGATGTACACCGCCGGGACGGTGCCCTCAGTCCAGTACTGGAGCTGGAATCCCTGCTTCGTCAGTCCCGTCATGATCGGCAGGATCGCCTGCTCGGTCGGCCCGAACCCGTACGGCGAGTCGGCCATCGGGACCATCGGCAGGTACATCAGCTGGTCACCGCGGTAGGGGCGGGCAGCGGACCCTTCCAGCTCGGGGAGGTCCAGCCCGTTCAGGACAGTGGTGAAGTCCGCTCTGGGGACGCCTTGCTCGTACTGCTGGTAGGCGGGCGCGGGGGGCATCGGCATGCCGCCGTGCAGGGCCAGCAGCGGCCGGACGGTGGACCCGTCGATGAGCCACAGGCCGTCGAGGTCGCTGCCGAGCAGGCCCCGGCGCATCCCGGTGCCCTTCTTCGGGCACATGTACAAGCTCAGGGCGTCGATCGACAGGACCTGCTCGATCATCGCCGACAGCCAGGACCGGAACGAGAAGTAGTTCGGGTCGGGCTTGCGGAAGAACTTCATCGCCAGCGCGCGGCGCTCCCCGAAGTCCCGCATCGCCTCCCGGTCACCCTGGTAGGCCTTCTCCGCGTGGCCGGTGAGGGTGATGTCCCATTCCAGGCCGCAGATTTCCTGCTTGCGGAACTGGATGCACCGGCGGGCGATCGAGTAGGACTTCGAGATCGTCTTCAGGGTGTCGAAGCTGGCGATCTTGTAGCCTTCGGTGCCGGGCTCGCCGACCGGCAGGTTGTAGCCGGTGCGGTAGGAGAACCGGCGCGGCTGCGGTCGCTCGAATCCCGGCTCGGGCGCGTCGACGGGGACGGGCATGATCGGCGCGAACGGCCCGAACGCGCCCTCAGTGAACGCCCGGGGCGGCCTCGGGAGGAACCCGCCGTAGACCCCCGCGTACCCGCGCTCATTAGCGAGCTGCTGCACCAGCGGTGAGATACGGCCGATGTAGGGACCCTGGCCGGCCTGGGACGCTGACGTGGGCCGCGCGCCGCCGGGGAGGGCCTTGCTCGCGCTCAGGATCGCGGACGGTGCCATGCTCACCGCCCGCTGCTAGATCAGGGACCGCTCCCGCATGCGCATGTTGTCATACAGGCTCACGTTCGCGGCAGCCTGCCATATCTCGTAGCTGGCGTCACCGGACAGGTCGTCACTCAGCGCGACAAGTGCCCCTGCGGCGCATTTCGCGGTCGCGGGGCGCCGGACCGCGCGCACCCAGTCAACACCGCCCATGTTCAGATCCAGCATGTGACCATCAGGCAGGTCCGCTATGTTCACGCCGCAGGACGGGCAGCAGATGCCAGCCGCGCGGACCTCGTCCCTAGGATCGGTCACCCGGGGTCGCTTCGTGACTGCCCTGGCGGCTGAAGCCGCGGCGGTCCAGTCATGGCAGGCACCGCAGTAACCCTCGCGGGCGTCGTCCGGGTTGTGACTCGTGCGCTCGCACCGCGGGCAGGTGAACGAGGGAATATCCGGCACCAGCCCATTTTGACTACTCCCCGCCCTGAAGGACGGGGATTCCGGGACTCGCGCCCAGGGGTTCCTGTTTCACAGCCGACCGCGAAAGGGGTGTCCCTTGTCGTCTGACATCAGCTCCGCAGGCATCACCGGGGAGGTCCCCGGCTACGGCAAGACCTGCCGCAAGAATGTTCTGAGCGGCGTTGATGTCCCGGTCGTGCCGGGTGCCGCAGGACGGGCACGTCCAGTGCCTCGTTTTCAAGCTCAGCTCCGCGAGCAGATGCCCGCACGAACTGCACGTCTTGGAACTCGGGTACCAGCGGCT